ATGTATTCATCCTCAGTTTCTTCAACGTCCAAAACGTGGCGAGTTTGTAAATCTTCTAATTCCATTTTTTTCCCTTCTTGCTTGTTGGCTTGGTTAACAACCTTTTCCGACCAAGACTTTCCAGCATCACCACCCCATAAAGCCCAGGCTATGCGTCCGTTGCTTGGGTATCCATCTTCTCCTGCGCTAAAGCCCTTGCCTTTCTTATCCACTTCATGGCGAGCGAAAAAAGATTTCATTCTCTTAACTGTGCTAAGACTCAGATTTTTGCCGTTGCTGATGTCTCGCGCTCTGGCAACTCCAACAGCGGTTCCGCCTCTGCCGTGTTCTCTGCGCCATGCCAAACCCTTTTTGGCTTCTGCGATCATGCCACTGGTTGGCTTGTGTCCTTCACTCATCAGATTCTTCAGTTTCAGGATTTCGTGGCCTGCCTGGTTTTTTGTTACCAGCAGAAACTTGGTTTCCTAAGTCCTCTTGATTGATGTTTGTTAGATCCAAAAAGAAAGGTTGTTTTGGCCCCAATGGTGCGAAGTGTCCAACCGTCAGCCCATAGCGCTCTGCCATCTCTAAATCCTGCTGGATCTGAGAAAAGACTTCTTCCGGATCACGCCCATATTGCAGCTGGACATCTGATAGACTCATAAATCCAGACTGAACAGCATCCACTGCGGCATTAATCTCTTTAGCAGGATCAACCCAAGCGAAACCTCTACCTCTGAATTCAGCAGACGGAATGAACTTCGCTTCTGCCTTATCCATGCTCCAATCGAATCTGCCACTAAGAACCTGCACTTTGTGCCATTCTCGGTGCACTGGTTTTGCGAGGTGCGTAATTAAGAAGTTTTGCAACATGCGGTAATGATCACGCTCAGAGATTGCGCCTTGGCGTATACTAGAGTAGTTGACATCTGTCAGATCATTACTCAGTTCGGCATAGCTGATTCCCAAGCCGGAAGCGATAGAGCGCAGCACAGAAGAATGAAAATCCTTGAAGGCTGTAGTTGGATGTGTTGGGTCCCATGCCTGAAAGTTCACTCCTGCTGGCAGTTGCTGAATCGAACCTGGGCTTGCGTCCATTATTGGCTGGTAATCATCAATGGTGTCTTCCCCATCGAAACCGTCACCTTCTGGGCTTTGCAGAAATCCCATTTTTGCTGCACCCAACCTTGCGGCAACTACTTCAGCCTGCAGATAGCCTTGCAACTGGTGCATCGATTCCATCACGGCAGCAAAAGCCGGAACTCCTCTGGTTTGCTGGCTTCTTTCGGGCAAGTAAATGTGCAGCAAGTCTTCTGCTGGCACTCGAACCCTTCTCATGCCGTGGTGGTAGCCTCCGACTGTGCCATAATCCAGCGGATGATCTGGACCAACAAAGAGGTGATAGGCTACTGGCCTATGGAAGCGATTGAGTTCCACCCCCATGATGATCCGGTTACCATTGGCAAGTGTGGTGTCGTACTGCTCATCGAGGTAGTCGCCTTCTAAAACCTGAAGTCCAAAGCCAAAAGGCAAAGATTTGTCTCGGACTAGCTTGACTAGAACTTCACCGTCACGTTGTACGCTTTCGATCACCAACTGCTGAACATCTACCCATGAAAGCTTGCCGCTGACTTCACAGTTCCCCAATTGGCTCCACTCTTTCCAAGCTCGCTCAATTCTGGCATTGCCTACTTGATCCAGTGGGCCTTGGGCTGTGTTCGGATCTGGCCTTCCGTTGACTAAAGGAAGATTTCTGGCGCGACTTTGAAAGGTAAGTCCTTCATGGCCTACAATCATGGTTCTGTAGACTTGCAACGCTCTTTTGGCATACGGATTATTTCGAGCCAACTGCCTTGAGCGATCACGCAACCTTCTGATGGCTGCTCTGATTTCAGTGTCTGCACTCGTTGCAGGCGAAAGAAAATCAGAGAGCAGAGAACTGACTTGGTTGCCCAAGTAGTTTCTTTTGCGCCTCTTGGGTGCAGATTCCTGCACTTTGGGCTTTTCTGATCCAATCAAATCGGGAATCTCTCCCTTGAAAGGCCACATTTAGCCTAATCCTGAAAATCTGGTAGCAATCACATCACCTGTGGGCTTGCCTGCATTTCTTCTGGCTCGCTTGATTTCTTTTCGCAGCTCAGACTTCCAATAATTCAGTTCTTCTCGCGTTTTTTTAATATCGGCAAAGATCATGTTGCGATCTGCGATGGCGTACTGGCTTGCGTGTTTCTGGGCTAGTTCTTTGAGCGTTGCCTCCAAGTACACAACCATGTAGTCAGCAGTTGAGCGCGGATCTGCTGTCGAGGTGTCGAAATCTCCAACAATCTCCCAATACCCATCTGAAACTAGGACTTTTTCACTATCAGAGGTGCGGATGATGTAGGCTTGCCAATGCCAAGTCCCTAACGCATATCCGGCAGTTGTGGCAGAAGGGACTTCGATAAAATAGGTGGATTCTGCTTCAGTGGCACTAAAGCTAATTTCGGTAGCGCCACCGTGAGGTCGAGCGTTGTAGCTGAGAGAGTAAGAGCCAATAGGGTAAGGTGTCGCCAGATCGTCACGCCTCCATGTCCAGAAGGCTCCAGCGATTAAGGTTTCCGGCTCAGTTGTGGGGTAGTTGTTGCGGTCAAACTGATCAATTGCCATGCGCTATTGTTAGCGCAAAAGCAAAGTGCCGTGGGGAATTTTGGGAATTTTGGGAATTTTGGGAATTTAGCGATATTGCAAATAATCGCTGCGGCTTTCGATTCGCCACCTTCCTCCAACCCGATAGCTCGGCACTAGCCCACTCTCACAGTATCGGTAGGCTGTGCTTTTACTGATGTCCAGTAAGGCTTGCAGTTCCTTTGGTGTGATATATGGCATTCTTGGTGGTCTTCTCATTTAAAATCCATTAATCCAAGAGCGTTTTGGCATACGAAGGCGGTTTCTTCGCATTGGTGGTTCATCCACTTCCGGTGCTGGAGGTGGAGGTTCTTCGATTTCGTTGATTTTATTCGTCAGCTTGTCCAGATTCTTGACGTTTAAAATGGCTAGTGCTGAAAGTGCGTAAACTCGACAGTCTAGCGCCTCATTTCTCTCTCTGGTTTTGATCCATTCGCGTTTTGCATAGCCTTTTGAGTGCTTGGTGGCAAGCCTTTCGCTCAAGAGTTCCAGAAAATAGCTTCGATCACGGCTCATTGGGAAATGGCAGAAGCCTGCGCCTTTTTCTTCAATCCGTAACTGAGCAAAAATCTGTTCTTTTGCTGAAAATGTCCCGATTGGGTAGAGTCGAACCTTGCCAATGTTATTTCGGCTTGGCTTCCCTACAATTGGGCGGCCTTCCTGCCCCATCCCCTTGATTGCAAAGACTCTGCGGCCTTCTCTTGGGCGACAGAACGAATAAACCGATTGGGTATAGTGTCCGCCTGAATCAATACATGCCGCTGAAATCGCCAACTCTTTGCCGTTTTCGAGAGTATATCCTTGGACTAGCACAGCATCCAGCCTTTCCCAAAGTTCTCGGCTGCTCGGATCACCGTAAATTGTGCCATATTCAAGTGACCAGTTCTCAGGACTAGCGCCACCTTTGCCCCAACCTACAATCTCGTAACAAAGTCGATCATCCTGAACGTCTACGCCTGCGGTAATAATTCCAATTCCATTTGGTGCGGTTTTTTCGCCATCACTCCAGTTGGATTCTCTTCGAGCAAACAGATATTCATAAGGGATTTCTTCCTGGCTGTTTGTCATGTCCCAAGATTCTGCTAAAAAGGTGTTCACAAAACCTTGCAGAGTGTGAGCAGACTGCTTGGCAATTACAAATTCCTGAGCTGCTTCTGCAATCGTCTGCCAAGGTGAATAGAGTCCAGATAGGTGAAAGCCTGCTGTTCCCTTAAAATCCCTTTCGGCTCGCCACTCGCCAAAACGCAAAGCCTTGATTCTGTGGGCGTCTGTCCAAGGCTGATCGCAATGTTCACAGTAATATTTTGCATTTTCTGGCTCATTCTCAGGCCAGCGAACCTGCCGAAACGCTAACGTCTGGAATTCCCCACAAGCATGGCATGGAATCCAGAACTGTCTTCTGTCGCTTCGCTTGTATGCGGCTTCAATTCTGGATTGGTCTTTGATGGTTGGGCTGGAAACCTGAAGAATTTTGCGATTCCAGAAGGTTGCACTTCGTCTGCGAGCCAGTGCCACCGGATCACCTTCTGCGCCTGCACTCACTGGGTATCTGTCCACCTCATCACACAAAACGATTCGGATTGGGCGAGAAGCTAGTGAGCTTGGCGAGTTCGCGCCACAGACGGTTAGGTGTCCGCCAGGAAAGGACTTGTGCAAAGTGGTGTTTCCAGAATCTCGGCTTCTGGGATCTGCTACCTTGCCTTGCAAAGTTGGGGTGTCTCTGAGCATTGGCGCAAGCCTGTCTTTACTCCAAGCCTGTGCCATTTCCAAAGTTGGCTGAACTACGAGAATTGGGCTTGGATCATGGGCCATGTGATAGCCACAGATATTGAGGCAAACCTCGGTTTTCCCAAGCTGACTTCCACACATGGCGACCACTTCAGAAACTGCCGGATCTGAGACGGCTTCCATGATTCCGATCAGATAGGGAGTTCTGTTATTTTGCCACTGTCCTGGTTCTGCTGACGCCTCTGGACTTAGTCGCCTTTCGGCTTCCGCCCACTGGCTGATGTTTAGTTTGGGAGGAGGCAGGAAGTGCTTTGCTGATAGCTTTCGCGCCTTCTGCTCTTTCTTCCAGGCGTTCTCTGTT